CAATTTCCGACAACTGCGCTGATGTCGTGTTTCTCTATCAGAATTATGGGGATTTTAGTGGGGATATAGAGTATCTTTACATCGAAATCGTAAATCGGTTAAAATTCAAAGGGCTAATCAATTAATGAGCCGGGGTTTAGTGCTCCGGCTTTATTGAAAATTTTGGTAAGAAAATAGCTATCAGTCCATTAACATAACTATGGATTCTGCCAAGCTCCTTTATGTACTGTTGTGTATCAAACGGACCACATCCTTCCTCATAATTTTCATGTAGTCCTTCAATTATTTCATAATGTTCAAAAATTAGTTTTACGTTTTCATTGTGCTTATATCTTACATCATAATTTTTTAAGTAATCATATAATGATTGGATTGATGATTCGCAAGAACCATAATCACCGTTGTCTCGATGTATTCTAAAATCATTTTCCATTTCCCTTTTGCAAGTAACAAGCTTTCTTAATAATTCCTTATCTATGCTGTTACACAATTCATTGATATACTTATATGATTCAAATTCTTTTTGAAGTTCAATTTTGTGTTCTTCCAATGATTTATTATAGCTATCTTTTACAGACTCGATTTCTTTAGTAATCCCTGCAATATCTTCTTTTGTTGCCAAATCTTCTCCTTTCTTTTTGGCGTAAGACTGAAAACACAATAAGATAACACTCCAAACAATGTTCCCTATGAAGAACAGTATTCCAATTATTAAATAGTCCATATTATTCTCCTTTCTCTAATTTAATTTTTTTTCCACAATGAGGACAAACAACAGTGTTTTCTTCCTTATCTTCATTCAGCAAGTCAGTTATTCCTACACCTAATGCCTTTGCAATTTCTCCTAACTTCCCAATGGTAGGGTTGCCGGACACTGCGGCATACAAGGCCTGATATGTCACTCCCATTCTTTTAGCAAGGTCTTGCATGGTAATGCCCTGCTGTTTGCAGATTTCTTGTACTCTTAGCATGATATTCAAATTATAATTTGATGCAAAGATAGGAATAGTTTTCAAATTATACATAGAATATATAAAGAATAGTATCAAAAAATAATTTGAAAATTTTTCTATCAAAATTTGTTTTATTCAAAATAAAATTTGATATTTGCATCATAATAATAAAAACATAGTTTGAATAACAATTAAAATATATAAGATATGGCAACAAAGAAGGTTGATGAAAAGAAAACATTGAAGTATGCAGTAGCATTTTACTTCTGTACATCAGGTAAAATAAACTTCATGTTAGGCAATAAAATGTATCAGCATATAAATGCTGTTTATGACCAAAGAGAAGATGGTAGAGGTTTCAATACTTGTGAAGTCGTTTATAACTACAAGGCTCAAAAGTACGAGGTTCTGAATGTAGATACAGAGATAGGCAATAAAGAGATTACAATATTATAAGTTTAACCAGCAGGGCGAAAGCCCTGCGCAATATAGAAGAATATGAAAGAAAATATATTTTTAAAAGCAGTTATAGAAAAACCGTTATTGAATAATGAACCAGAAGTTTTACACCTTTTCGTTCAAATTATCAATGAAATAACTTCTTGTATGTCAGAAGACGAGTTAAGAGGCTGTATGAACTCTTTAATAGTAAGATACTCTTATTTTAAACTGTTTTTCGATTATGGTTTCGGACATAATCATATGTGGGTGAAAGCATCAGGTTCTTTAGAAAGATTGATATTGGTTGAGTTCTAATCCGGTAGCTTTCGAGCTGCCACAATATACACGATTATGAAAGCAGATTTAGTTTTAGTTATCAGCCCTGAAGCCCCACTGATGAAGCAACTGGGCAAGGTATTGGGTAAGATGGTAACCCCTTATGACTTCTCTACTATAGAGAGGGGTGAAAAGTACATCACCATACAGCATGATGAAACAGGGCTTGTAGTGGCTTATACGAGTGAAGAAAGATTGAACGTAAAAATGAATTAAGAATGAAGAATGTATTAGAATCTTTGAAAGAAAGTGTCAAGAGTGGCAAAATCACAATCAGAGAGGCAGCTATAAAGCTGCATAAAGCAGGGTGGACGAGTTTTGTAGACGTGGATAAAACGAAACAATTACTTGAATTATGAACTCAATAAATGTAAACGGTTGCAGCGTATGCCAGCCCGGCAAAGAGAATTACACTACCTACAACACCAGGTTGAGAGGTAAAAGAGTGAGAATGTACCAGTACGATTACCGTACTGAAAGTGGTGAACTCTTTGCTTGTTGTGCGCCTACCTTAGAGGCGTGTAGAGAAAGACGGGATAAATGGCTTAGTTCACGACAATAAGCCAATTGTCGTGTATAACGATTGAAGATATTTCGTTATCTTTGGTTGTGGTAGTACCTTTGGGGTACTATCGCGGGGTGTAGCAGTGGTAGCTTTTCACTTTGACTTGGTGAAGGTCGGTTGTTCGATTCAGCCCCCCGCAACTATTGAGTATTAATTTAAATTTGACACGATTATGAACATTCTTACATTAAGCATCAAACAGAAGTATTTCGATGAAATCTTGGCAGGCAAGAAAACCCACGAATACCGTGAAATCAGACCAACTAACGCTAAGAAGTATATCACTTACCTATGTGGCGGTAAAGAATATCCGGCTGATGCAGAACTGCCTGAAGAAGGTGAGGTAGAATTGAAGCCTATCAAGTACGATGCAATCAAGCTTCTGACAGGTGCATATACGGGCAAGCGTCCTTATATCATTGTAGAGGTAAAGAACGCAGAAGCAGTAATTCTCACAGATGAAAACGGTAATGATATTGTTTACGAACATCAAGGCGAAGAATATCTTGCCGCACAAATGGATTATACTTTGGGCAAGATATTAGAGAAATATATAGATTGATTTGTTTAACTTTTAAAATTAGAAAGCAGAGTCGCAAGAAGAATTAACAGAGTAGCCGGGCCTCGCAGAAATATGAATGGTGCAGGGGCAGGTGGTAGATTGGTTGCCAATCGTAGAGGTACAGCAAGTGCCACACAGTTAGGATCACGCAGACAGCGTTACAGTGATCTTCGTACTTCATTTGGTTTAAGTGGTGGCTAGCTATGAACAAAGTAGAACAAGCGAGTCAATATATAGACCTCATTCGGGTAAAATCGAATGAGGCTTTACTGTTTTTATCACTTGGTAAAGATTCGCTTGTTCTGCTTGATTTAGTCTATCCGAAGTTTGACCGGATTGTTTGCGTGTTCATGTATTTCGTCAAGAATTTGGAACATATTAACCGTTGGATAAACTGGACTAAAGCCAAATATCCGAAAATAGAGTTTGTTCAAGTACCACATTGGAATCTCACTTATATTCTCCGTGGCGGTATGTATTGTGTGCCAAACCCGAAAGTAAAGCTGTTGAAGTTGGCAGATGTGGTAAAGGCTATGCAACTTACTCATGGAGTTTATTATACATTCTTGGGTATGAAAAAAGCTGACGGTATGAATCGTAGACTTATGTTGAAAGGGTATGAGGTAAACGACTACGAGAATAACGGTATGGTTTATCCTTTAGCTGATTGGACACAAAAGGATATTCTTGCTTATATGAGGCAGCATAATTTACCCGAACCAGTTCGGTATTCATTGAAAGCCAGTTCGGGAGTAGGCTTTAATCTTGATTGTATGCTTTGGATGGAGAAGAACTATCCACAGGACTTACAGAGAATTTACAAAACTTTCCCGATGGCTGAAAGAGTACTTTGGGAGTATCATAATCAACAAAAATAATAGAAGGAAAGCCGAGTCAGAAGAAAATCAATTGATGATATTGCAGAGCAAAGATACAGACTATCTCGTACTTTAACGGGTAATAGGCTGAACAGAGTAAACTCTATTGCAAGAAAGTATATTCGATACATTGAACGAACCTTTGGGTATAACGAGGGGAAACAACAAGATGGCGCAAGAAAAGTATCTCGAAGAATTTATATGGGTTTAACTAATGGATGATATGGAATTGTCAAAATACATAAAGAGCGAATCGGTGGAACTTAACCGTTCTGCCATTCGTTTTGCAGACTACAATCCGAGAAAACTTTCCGATGAATCACGCAAAGCATTAAAGCGTGGTATCAAGAAATTCGGATTGGTAGGTGGAATAGTTGTGAATAAGCGTACCGGGCTTACCGTAGTTAGCGGGCACCAGCGTTTGTCTGTCATGGACGAATTGCAAAAGTTTCCCGATAACGACTATCGCATTCGTGTCGATGTCATTGACGTGGACGAACAGCAGGAAAAGGAGTTGAATATTCTAATGAACAACCCTAATGCACAAGGTTCTTGGGATTTTGACGCTCTTGCCCGTATTGTTCCTGATATTGACTGGAAAGATGCAGGATTGACGGATGCCGACTTGAATATGATTGGGGTTGATTTCCTTTTGCAGACCGAAGAAGAAAGCTCCATTGCTGACGAACTGGAAAGCATGATGTCGCCTGTAACAGAACAGAAAGAAGCCGATAAAGCCACCAAGCAGTTGGAACGTGCTGAAAAGGTAGCCCACATGAAAGAGGTCAAGCATCAGGTGAAAGAAAACGCACAGAAGCAAGCTGAGAACATGGATGCCTATGTGATGTTGTCCTTCGATACCTATGAAGCTAAAGCCGCTTTCTGCGAAAGGTTCGGGTATGAACCAGATATGAAGTTTATAAAGGGAGAAGTTTTTGATGAACAAGTAGAAAGAATAGATTAATTATTGGGAGGAAAGCTGAGTTAGAAAGAAAACATATAGCCAGTTATATCAGCAGTCCAGACGAATAATGTACAACGCTGGAAGACAATACGGGTTAGGTTCTGCAAGACAAAGAAACATAAGGGATAGAACGAAATCCATAATGGGAAGATATGCTGAGAAAATAGATAGCTATTTCTCAAAAAGAGGGGTTGATGTCTATGGAAACAAGCCAATTTCTCGCCGTGTATATATGGGTAACAATAACGGTTAAAATTATGATTGGCGATTTTATACTTTGGATAAGGAATGTTCTAAAGCAAAACCTGTTTTGTGTTCATCATTATGTTTGGAAAGGTAGTGTGATGTTCTCTGAGTTCAGGTATGAACAATGTGAGAAATGTGGAAAATTAAAGAAGTAATATGAGCAATAGTGAATCTCAAAATAGAAAAGGTAAAGGAGGAAGAAAGCCTAAGTTTGATTATACAAGCGAGGAATTTCTTTCTCTCGTGGAATCGTATGCCAAAAAGGGATTCACTGACAAGGAAATTGCTTATGCCATAGGGATTTTGCCTCAAACATTCTGCGAAAAGAAAAGTGAGTACACCGAAATATCCGAAGTCTTAGCGCGTGGGCGCGCGACAATCAATGCCACTGTAAGGGCTAAATTCCTTGCAATGGCTCTCGGTGGCATAAAAACCAAAAGCACCGTGGTAAGAAAACTGAAAGACCAAGAAGGCAACTTGACTGGTGAAGAAGAACTTCAGGTAAGTGAAAGTGAACTGGCTCCAAACCTTCAGGCAATGTCCGTTTGGTTATACCATCATGATGAAGAATGGAGAAAGGTTGAACGCCGACAAGATGAAGATGCCGATATACCTAAAGATATTGAACACGGAATCAATATTGATTCGTGGATTAAAGACAAGTTGAAATGATTGTTCCCCAAGAGATATATCATCCGTTATACACCGATGACGAGAAATTTATCATTCTCATCACTGGAGGTCGTGGCTCAGGAAAGTCTTTCAATGCTTCTACTTTCATTGAGCGGCTGACATTTGAAATGACTCCTACAGAGAAAATAGTCCATCAGATTCTTTATACCCGTTACACAATGGTGTCGGCTGGTATGTCTATTATTCCAGAGATGATGGAAAAGATAGATTTGGACGGAACAACTAAATATTTTAAGACTACCAAGACAGATATAGTAAACCGCATGACCGGCAGTCGTATCATGTTTCGGGGTATCAAGACTTCTTCCGGGAACCAGACAGCCAAACTGAAATCTATCCAAGGCATTACAACCTTTGTCTGTGATGAAGCGGAAGAGTGGACAAGCGAAGATGAGTTCGACAAGATAATGCTCTCCATTCGCAAGAAGGGTATTCAGAACCGGATTATCATTATAATGAACCCATGCGATTCCAATCACTTCATCTACAAGAAATACATTGAGAAAACTCACAAGCTGGTAGAGATTGACGGTGTGCAGGTTCAGGTTTCCACTCATCCGAATGTGCTCCATATCCATACTACGTATTTTGATAACTTGGATAACCTTTCTCCTGAGTTCCTGAAAGAGGTGGAAGATATGAAGGTGAGTAATCCTGAAAAGTATGCTCATGTGGTTATCGGCCGGTGGGCTGACGTTGCAGAAGGTGCTGTGTTCAAGAAGTGGGGAATTGTTGACGAGTTCCCGGCTGAATGCAAAAAAGTTGGCATAGGGCTGGACTTTGGGTATAGCATGGACCCCACAGCGATAGTTAGGTGCGGAATATGGGATAATAGACTATATCTTGACGAAGTAGATTACCGAACCGGATTGCTTTCAACCGATATAGTCAAATCGCTTAGACCCTGGGGCATGAAAACTATTGCCGATAGCGCAGATCCGAGATTGATACAAGAAATCCATAACGGGGGAATAAGGATATATGCCGTCGAAAAAGGTGCTGGATCAATCAATGCAGGAATTGACAAAATGCAAAGTCTTGAAATTTTCGTAACCAAGCGTTCATACAACCTGCAAAATGAGCTGAGGAATTATGTATGGGATAAAGATAAAGACGGAAGGTATATAAACACTCCAGTGGATGCAAACAACCACTGCTTTCGTGGAGACACACTGATTACTACCATAAATGGCGATATTCCTATCAAGGATATTCGGGTCGGGGATTATGTTCTTACACGAAATGGTTATAAAAAAGTGCTTAAGAAACACAATAACGGAGTAAGAAAAGTAATTGAAAAAGAAGTCTTTATAGGCTTTGAAAAACGAACATTTTTTGCTACCTTAGAACATAAATTTAACGCAAACGGAAAATGGAAGAAGTACGGAAAATTAACAAAAGGGGACAAGTTGTTTGTTCTATCGAATTTAACGGGAGAGTGTACAAACGGTATCCAAATGGGAAACACCCCAATTATTACTATTGGAAATTTGGACACGGAAACAAACAGAGCGAGATGCTGCATCATGCCGTTTACAAATTCTATCATGGGGAAATTCCGAATGGAAAGATTATCCACCACATTGACCACAATCCGCTCAATAACTCGATTGAAAACCTTGAAGCGGTTTCAAGAAGTGAACATAATAGGCTACATCCGGAGAAAATTGACAATATTGTCAGAATGGGTCTTAACACAAAAGGCGCATATACAAAATCAAATTGGAATCAAAGAAGAATTAAGGCAATTGCCCGATTACAGAGCGAAGAGAGAGTGTGCGAGCAATGTGGCGGACGATTCACAGCAACAAATGTTCATCAGCGATTTTGCTCAAAGAAATGCCATCACAAATGGCAGTACACCTCGCCTAAATGTACGACAGAAATGGTGTGCCAATACTGCGGAATCACATTCATGGGGAACAAGTATCTTAAGCCCAAATGCTGTTCAAAAGAATGCGCACATAAACTGCAAGCAAGTAACAGACGTAAAAACAATAAGTGAAAGCTATTGCGAGGTATATGATTTGACCATTGAAGGTGAACATGAATATTTTGCTAATGGGGTTCTCGTGCATAATTGTATAGATGCTGTACGTTACTATGTATTGGGTGAGCTTCTTGGTAAGATTCAGAAGCCGAAAGATTTAACAGGAATATTCACACATTAAAAATATAAACTATGCCATTGAATTTAGAAGAAATATTAGCATTGCCTGACATCGGGCAGAAGATAAACTACCTGAAGAAAGGTAGGAAGACTGAACTTCCCGACCGTTGCAAACTTTGGGATGATTGGAATCCGGAACGACATGAAATCATGGTTGACAAAAAGAAATATCCGGACAGAAAGGTTCTTGAAAAAGAAGCAGAGAAGCACTTCGATGAAAAAACGGGTAAGACTTATGAAATCGAAGCAAAGTATAAGACTGAACCGGTGAACCGTATCTCCATTCCATTGGAACAGGATATCGTGAACATCCAAACTGCTTTTACAGTCGGCACAGAACCGTCTATGGATTGCACTCCAACTGATGATGATGAAAAGAAGCTGCTGGATGCGGTAAAGGCTGTATTTAAATCCAACAAAATCAAATACCAAAACAAGAAGATTGTCCGTGCCTGGCTCTCCGAACAAGAAGCGGCAGAATATTGGTATGTTACCGATGATGATTCGTTTTGGGCAAAGTTTTGGAAGAAAGTTAAGACTACGTTCGGTGGCAAGGTCAAGCCCACCAAGAAACTGAAAAGCGTGTTATGGTCTCCATTCAGAGGTGATAAACTATACCCGTTCTTTAACGACGAAGGTAAAATGATTGCTTTCTCACGTGAGTATAAAAAGAAGCTCATGGATGATTCGGAGGTCACCTGCTTTATGACTATCACGGACAAAATGGTTTATCAATGGGATTTGTCTAAAGGGTATGAAGAAAGAACGCCTTTTGCTCATGGATTCCCAAAACTACCGGTTCTTTATGCTTATCGTCCTGAACCTTATTGCAAGAAGATAAAGACATTCCGTGTCCGGCTGGAAAAACTGTTATCTAATTATGCTGATTGTATAGACTACCATTTCTTCCCACTGCTGAAGCTAATTGGAGATGTAGAGGGTTTCATGGGTAAGGTTAAGGATAGAATGGTCAAACTTACAGGTGAAGGTGCGGATGCCCAGTATCTGACGTGGAACCAAGTTCCGGATACGGTACGTTTTGAAGCAGAAACACTCACTAATATGGCTTATGATATGTCAAACACTCCAAGAATATCGTTTGAGACATTGAAAGGCATAGGCAAGGCTTCCGGCACTGCTTTCCGCTTCATGTTTATGGGTGCACATATGGCGGTAGAAAATCACGGTGAGGTTATCGGTGAGTTCTTGCAGCGGAGAGTAAATTTCATTGTTTCCGCTTTAGGCTCTATCAATCCAACCGAGTTTAGCAAGGCATCGCAGACCATTGACATAGAAACAGAACTGGTTCCATATATGATTGATGATTTGAATGATAAGGTTACTACGGCTGTCTCCGCTGTTAGTGGTGGTGTATGGTCAAGACGTGAGGGCATTATGTTTGCTGGGAACGCGGATCGCATTGATGAAGAGCTGAAGGAAATCAAAGAGGAACAGGTGGCAAAGAATGAGCAAATCGGAAATAAGGGACAGAAAAACGCCTCTTAGTCAGAAAAATTACGGGATTTATAATTTTTTGATAGGGAAAATAGGATAGTTAGTGGTGACTCTTTGGAGTTGCCGCTATTTTTTTGCTCTTTAAATTGTAAATATTAGAATATAATTTTGAATTATAGAATTATATATGTATTTTTGTCACACGATAATTGAGTAACCAATGAGAATATTTACCGAACAAGCATTAAAAGAATATGCAGAGAACCATCCCGATTCAAAGGTCGCTTTGCAAGAATGGACTACCATTGTGAAAAGAAGCAAGTGGACCTGTTTTGCCGATATTAAGAAAACGTTTAATAGCGTTGATAATGTAGGTAATCAACACTATGTTTTCAATATCAAAGGCAATAACTATCGTTTGGTAGTAGTGATTAAATTCACTATTCAGTTTGTGTATATTCGCTTTATTGGTACTCATAAAGAATATGATAGAATAGATTGCGCTAATATTTAGGATTATGACAAAGATAGAAAATCAAGCCCAATATGAATGGGCGGTGAAAAGAGTAGAGGAACTTCTTCCATTAGTGAAAGATGATACTCCTTTGAATGACCCAAATAGCATAGAATTGGAGCTTCTTTCTAATTTGGTTGCTGATTATTCCGAAGAACATTTTGCATTGGGAGAACCAACACTTGTGGATGTTCTTAAACTTCGTATGTACGAAATGGGGCTTAATCAAAAATCACTTGCAAAGTTAGTTGGTGTCAGCCCATCACGATTAAGTGATTATATATCTGGTAAATGTGAACCAACCTTGAAAGTTGCTCGTGAGATAAGCCGGAAGCTAAATATTGATGCAAATATAGTGTTGGGAGTATAAGTATAAGTTTTTGTCGTGATATATTTTAGGCGTGATTCATTCGGTTTCACGCCTTTTTTTATACCATTTTACGACAATCGTTTTATTGTCGTGTATCACCTATCTGATAATTTTTCACCTTCTTTATAAATAACGAAATTTACCGTAGAAATTTATAAATCAAATTCATACGGTATGACAATCTTAGAACAAATCTTAGCAGGGCTACAACAGAAATTCGCTGGGGTGGACACTGCTATTCTTACCCGCATTGCCACCAAAAAGGCAGAGGGTGTAACGGACGAGACAAAAGTAAACTCCATTGTTGAGGGTATCAGTTTTTCGGACGTGCTTAATTCCTATGGTGATTTCCGTGCCGGGGATGCTTCAAAAACGGCAGTGACTAACTACGAGAAGAGGCATAACCTTAAAGACGGTAAGCCAATCGAGACTACCACAACCACCAAAACGGAAGAGAATAAAGACGATGTGCCTGCATGGGCGCAAGCTTTAATTGACTCCAACAAGAACCTTTCTGATAAGCTAACACAGTTAGAAACGGAAAAGGCTCAAACAACACGTAGCCAGCAGATTTTGGCAAAGGCAAAGGAGTATGGTATTCCCGAAAACTACGCCAAACGATGCGCCATTAAGGACGATGAGGACTTGGACGCATACTTCAAGGACTTGAAGCAGGAGTTTGCGAATGACGGCTTTAAGGGTGTAGTTCCTCCAGATACAGCAAAAAAAGAACTGGAGAATGAGACTCAGTCGTTTGCGAAAATGATTGCAGACGACACTAAAGAAATTGTAGAACAACAAAAACAGTGATTTTATGGCAGCAGGATTTAAGTATAATCTTGAACCGGAAGTTGAGCAGGAAGAACGCTACGACGTAGAAACCGGACGCAGACGCAGAGGTCCGTACAAGTTGGACACAACCAACCTCGTTGTCGGCTCGTACTTGCCCTCATTCACACCGATTGCAGCTGACTTGGTGAAGAAAACATCCCAAGTGGCTATCCGTGTGGAAGTATATGAGAAGTTTACAACAGGCTCCAATACCACATTGAAAATCAAGAAACGTTCTTTGGCTTACAAAGGTATGCACTTGGGTAACGGTGCGCATGGAGCGACAATCAACGCTATTGACAAGGCTGACAAAGCTTTTGATAAGCTGACGTTAGCGGCAGACTTTGGAGAAAATCTAGAAGCTGGAACAGTTCTTTACGAAGCGACAGCCGCAGACGGTACAACGCCCAAAGTTATCGCAAATTCAGCTCTGTATGAAAGGAAGCAGGTAGAGGATGGCATAGTATTGGTTTCCCTTTTGATGCGTGCGTTTGAAATCGAACCGACCAAGCTGGTAATGCCTTTCGCAGATATTGACAAGGCGAATATGCCGCACTTCCAGTTTAACGCTTTGGATGTCAAACAAGAAAAAGAAGCCGTATCTATTCCTAAGGCTTCTTCTAGTCAGGACGGTTTGATGAGTAAGGAAGATAAAGCCAAATTGGATGGGGTTGCAGCACAAGCTAACAAGTATACTTTAACAGCAGCTACGACTTCTGCTTTTGGAGGTGTAAAGCAGGCAGCCAAAGTGAATGATGCATCTGGTACGGTGTCGGTAGAAAACTTTAACGGATTATTGACAGCGTTGAAAAACGCAGGTATAATGGCAAAATAAAGAAAGGAGGACTAATATATGATGCTAACTATTCATACATTGTTTAATGACCCGAACATTGTAAATGCAGTGATTCAGCGTGTCCTCAAGACAAGAAAGGACACAATTTATTGGCAGCAGTATTTGGGCTTCCGTAGGACTACTACTCGTGTATTTAAAGACTACATCGGTCAGGTTACTGGCGTGATGGCTGGTTCCATCAACTCCCGTTATGGCGAAAAGCCTATCCGTGAACGCAGGAATATCGGTTCCGGATATGGTGAGATTGCCTATTTGGGTGACCGCTATCAAATCTCAATCGACCGTTTGTCTGACTTGCAGGACTTGATAGATAAGTATAATGCCGCCAAACCGGAAGACCAGAAAGCAGTCATGCGTGACATCGTGGACTTCATCTATGACGATTACCGTCAGGTATTGCTGGCACCGCACA